GGATGGGAACCCTTTCATCTGAAGATTCTGCGACAAGACTTGGACAAGTATTTGGAAAGCGATGCAGACTTGGCTACCATTATGACCAAACTCGCATTCTGCGAAGAGAAGGTTGAATACCTTACAGGTGTCATTAAGGCGGTTGGAAACCTGCATTGGAATATTCGCAGCGCGATTGAGTGGAAGAAATTCACGCACGGAGCATGATGCAAACGATCACAGGATTTGTTGGAGAAGGAGCGGTGTATGCTTCGTATCTGAAGCAAGCATATCGCTTTGCTCAACACAGTCCTGATCCATCTACGCAAGTGGGATGTGTGATTGTGCATCCCACAATGGGAGTAATTGCGGGTGCATCTAATTCTTTGCCAGAAGGATTGCAGCACAAGCAAGAACGATTGAATGATTACACTCAAAAGAACATCTACATGGAACACGCAGAACGAAATGCCCTATATCGTTGCTGCCAAAGTGTATTGTCTACCACAGGTTGTCATGCATATGTGACGCTTGCTCCATGCGTAGATTGCGCCAGAGGATTGATACAATCAGGTATTGTTCAAGTGGTCGCGCATAAAGAAATGCTTGATCTTTATGCAAGCGACTCAGAAGCGCAACGAAGACTTACAATAGAAACAGGATGGAAATTGCTGTATGAAGCAGGAATCAAATGCTTGCTTTGGTCTGGTAGAGTGTTCGAGTTTCCTTCAGTTTCTATCCGAGTTAGAGGTAGACAATGGACACCATAAATACAAATATGGAAAGCATCCTTGTCAGCAAAAAGAACTCTGTGTATCTGAAGGTTGATTGCGGTAGCAAGAGCGTCGCACAAGAACTATCAGACTTCTTTACATTCAAAGTGCCTGGATTTCAATTCATGCCTGCTTATCGCAGCAGAATGTGGGACGGCAAGATCAGACTATACAATCAACATTCGCAAGAACTGTACTGTGGACTGCTTGACTATGTAAAGTCGTTTGCAACTGAACGGAACTACTGGGTAGGTGTTTCGTTTCCCGAAACTCAAGACACATGGACGCACGAAGATGTGCGCGAGTACATGAAAACCCTGAAATTAGTAGCAGCAGGCAAACCTATTGATCCTCACCAACATCAAGTGGACGCTGTATGTCACTCACTGAACCGAGAACGATGTTTGCTGTTATCTCCTACTGGCTCAGGCAAAAGTCTCATCATTTACACTCTGATGCGTAGACGCTTGGAAGAAGACAAGCGAAAAGTTCTCATTATCGTTCCCACCACATCGCTTGTGGCTCAAATGGAAAACGATTTCATTGACTACGCTTCTGGCGACAAGTCTTGGAAAGCACAGAAGCATATCCACAAGATTTTCGCAGGACAAAGTAAAACCACAGAGAAACAAGTCGTAATCACGACATGGCAGAGCATATACAAGCAACCTGTGAAGTGGTTTCAGCAGTTTGGATCGGTGTTCGGTGACGAGTGCCATCTGTACAAAGCAAAATCGTTGTCAACCATCATGTCTCGCCTGATCGACTGCGAGTTCCGCGTAGGAACAACTGGAACGCTCGACGGAACTCAAACGCATCGCCTTATCATTGAAGGACTGTTTGGTGCTGTACACAAGGTTACAAGCACCACAGAACTCATCAAGCAGAAACTACTTAGCGATTTCACAATTGACTGTATCACTTTGAAGTATCCTGATGAAGACTGCAAAACGGTGAAAGCAATGCGATATCAAGAAGAGATCGACTTCTTGGTGTCACATCCCAAACGAAACCAGTTCATCACAAATTTGGCGTGCAAAACCAAAGGCAATACGCTAGTGTTGTTTCAATATGTGGAGAAGCATGGAAAACCCCTGCATGATATGATTCTTGCACAAGGCAAACCGCTTGGAAAACAGGTGTTTCTTGTGTTTGGTGGAACCGATGTAGAACAGCGTGAGTATGTGCGTACACTAGCAGAAACCAAAGACAATGCCATAATTGTAGCATCTTACGGAACCTTCAGCACAGGAGTGTCTATCCGTAGACTACATAATATAGTGTTCGCATCCCCATCCAAAAGTAGGATCAGGGTGCTTCAAAGTATCGGTCGTCAACTCCGCAAATCGGAGCATAAGGAAAAGGCAAAACTGTATGATGTGGCAGATGATCTGCGGTGGAAATCAAAGGTGAACTTCACCTTGAATCACTTCTTGGAGCGCATAAAAATCTACGCAACTGAGAAGTTTGACTACAGCACGGTCACAATTAAACTCTAGGAGGCGCAATGGAATTCAGCGATCCAACCATCATTAAACTAAAGACTGGCGATGATATCATTGCAACTGTGCGAGGTGTTACGAAAACTCGCATGGTATTAGAAAATCCATTCACTTTGGAAACTCTGACACTCATTGACCAAAATGGTATTCCCCGCGATGAGCGTATGCTAATGAAGAAGTGGACAAACTGGACAAAGGATGGAATCATCTCTTTGCCTAAAGCACAAATCTTGGATTGCATGGCTCCAAGTGATAAGGCAATTGCTCACTATCTCATGGTGTTGAAGAATGGAGGCATATTCAAAGTAAGTGCAGCAGATCAGGCTGAACTGGAAGCAGGTGCTTCGTTCATGCAAGAACTTTTGGATCAAATCAAGAGGGGAGAGGTTACACCTGAGATGATCGAAGAAGGTCGCATTGAAAGTGAGCGTATGGAAGAGGCAGAAGCATCCGAACCTGAGCAACTTCCTACCGAAGAGAAGAATGGTGGTCCTGATAAGGAGTACGGTAACAGACCAAATGATTGGTCGCCTGATCCGCGTGACTACTTTTAAGGTATATTAAGGACCGTGAAACCTTCACTCTATGTAGTGAAGGTGCAAGCAATGCCTGCATAAAATTCAAGACTTTTTCTTACGGGCTAGCGTCATCGTGAAACTGTGATATACTTGTCATCGAAATGGAGACATATGAAGAAGCGCAAACCAAAAACCGAAACAAATGAAGACGAGTTGGAGATCGACTCGCAAGAGATCGACTCGCAAGAGATAGAAAAAGAAACCAAGTCTGGGCATTACATTGATAACAAAGTGTTCTATGCAGAGATGGTGAAGTGGAAGGTAGTTGTAGACGCTGAACGCGCAGCAGAAAGAAAGACACCTCCCGTAACAGACTATATTGGCAAATGCTTTCTAGATATTGCCACTCACCTATCTTACCGACCAAACTTCATCAACTATCCGTATCGAGAAGAGATGATTGGTGATGGCATCGAAAACTGCCTGATGTATGCCAGCAATTTCGATCCAAGCAAGTCTAAGAATCCGTTCTCGTACTTCACACAGATCATCTACTTTGCCTTTCTACGCAGAATCGCCAAAGAGAAAAAGCAAATGTACATCCGATATAAGATGCTAGAAGCGGCAGATAAGACAGGCAAAGTTCGCCGCAATCTGCTTGACTATAATGATAGCAATACTGACGATCCTGTTGCTGAGTTCTTTCATCTTTCACAAACAGATATCGCCAAGTTTTCTAAGGTTGATTCTCCTCGCAGAACAGGCAAAAAATCTAGGAAGGTAAAGCGCAATCGACTTGACGATGTATGAATTGAGTGTATACTTTGATGTGAGTAGTTCACGATGAAACTAGCCATTATAAACGATACACACTTTGGTGCCAGATCAGATTCGCCAGCATTTGGTGAGTACTTCTTTAATTTCTTTGATGAAGTATTCTTTCCTTACTGTGACAAGCACGGTATAGACACCGTGTTGCACTTGGGTGATCTGTTGGATCGCCGCAAGTTTGTGAATTTCCAAACATTGAATCAGGTGCGAACCCGATTCATGGAACCACTATTACAGCGCGGCATGACTGTGCATTGCATTCTAGGCAACCATGATGTGTATTACAAGAACACTAACCTAGTGAACTCTCCAAAAGAACTGTTTGGAGAACGCTATACCAACTTCATCATTTATGAAGAGCCGATTGAGTTGCAGTTTGGCTCTCTGCGCGTTGCAATGGTGCCGTGGATCAACAAGAACAACCACGAAGATTTCCTGCGCTTCATCAAAAAAAGCAAGTGTCCTGTGATATGCGGACACTTTGAACTGGAAGGATATCAAGTGATGCGCGGGGTAAAGTTTGAAGGTGGTATGCCTGCCAATCTGCTTGCCCGCTATGAGATGGTTCTCTCGGGTCACTTCCACCACAAGCATGGTGGTGGAAATGTGCAATACTTGGGTACGCAGTATCAGATCACCTTCAGCGACTTGGAAGACCGCAAGGGATTCCATGTGCTTGATACAGAAACTCGTCAACTGGAGTTCGTTGAAAACCCCCATAAAATGTTTCATGCCATTCGTTACAATGATTCGCGGCACGACTACAGCAAACTGCTAGAGAACGCAGACTTCTCTCGATACGCAAACACTTTTGTAAAGGTGTTCGTCGATGCCAAGACCAAGCCATATGTGTTTGACAAGTTCTTGGATGGCATCTACACCGCTCCTGCCATGGGTGTAACCATCGTGGAACAGACCCCCGATACCAGTACAGGTGAACCCGCAGCAGACATGGCACTAGACACGCTTGGTCTAATCAACAAAGAGATTGATGGAATGGAAGAAGTGCATGACAAGTCCATGCTGAAGCGCATTGTGCGCGATCTGTACATGGAGAGTCTGTCTCTATGATTAACTTCACGAAGGTTCGATTCAAGAACTTTGGATCGTTCGGAAACAACTTCACCGAGATTCAACTAAACAAAGCCAAGATGGTGCTAGTCTCTGGCAGCAATGGGCATGGTAAGTCATTTGCTCTGCTAGATTCCATCACTTTTGGATTGTTCGGAAAGCCATTCAGAAAGATCAATCTTCCTCAGTTGGTGAACAGTATCAACGAGAAAGATTGCTTGGTGGAAGTAGAGTTCACCATCGCCAATGATTCTTACAAGGTGACTCGCGGCATCAAGCCGAATCGCTTTGAGGTGTGGAAGAACGGCAATCTACTGGATCAACACGCCACTACGAAAGACTATCAGAAGATGCTTGAAGAGCAGATTCTGAAAATGAACTACAAGTCATTCACTCAGGTGGTGATTCTTGGTAGTTCTTCGTTTGTTCCATTCATGCAGTTGCCTGCCTCAGATCGCCGTGCTGTGATCGAAGATATCCTTGACATCAATGTGTTCTCTACCATGAACACTATTCTCAAGGCAAAGATGTCTACTCTCAAAGAAGAGATTGCAGACAATG